GTTTGTAATGTTTCTAGACGCTTGCCGATAACTGCAGCTAAACCCTGATCAGGTGTTAAGCGCATTGAGTTAAAGCCTAGTGCTAGGTTAAGCAAGAACTCTTCATTAAGAAAGTTATCAGTAACAAACTTATCAGCTTCTTTGTTGAAGTTGTTTTCAGTATCGCTAGGCGGAACATCTGGAGTACCGCCAAAGTTAGCTTCTCTTAGATCAACTGAAGGCTGATTTTTTAAAATAGTTTCAACGGTTGCAGCAGCCGTAGCAGCTTGTGCTGTATTTGGATCAGTTTGAACTTCTTCTGGAACGTCTGACAGCAACTGCTTAGTACGCTGACTTACATTCTGAATAAAGCTAGTTGGGTTGCTTTGCGATGTAGGCAACTGATTAACGCCAGTCATAGCATTTTTGGTCTGCTCTGCCTGATCAATGAATTGCTGTGGCAACCATGATGGCGCAGAGATGTCTACCTGATTACCCTGTGGGTCAGTCATGTACGAAGGCGTATATGGATAAGTCTGCGCTGACTGGCCAGAAGTAGTAGTTGGGTAAGTACGCTCTTGCGGAATAGCGCTAGCATCAGCAGCCGCTGCAGGTGGAATAATCTTATCCAAGATACCACTAGCGCGCTTACCTAAGCCTGTACGCTCCATAACCTGATCACCGGCAAAGCCAGTTACTGCTGACTCTAGGATTCTGCGTAAGATTTCTTCCATCGTAATTCCTTATCGACGCATGCGTTTTAACATTTCTAGCATCTGAGGCTGTGATCCGATGCCACCTGCGATTGCTTGCATAGCGCCTGACATGCCCGGTGCTTGAGCAGGCATTGCTGCTGCCATACCCATCTGAGGTTGTGGAGCTTGTGGCTGCTGAAGCAGGCCAATGTTTTTAATTGGCTCTTCTTTATTCATGCCTTTTGCTGCAGACATCATGGCTTTACCAAAAGCTTTTGAGTCAAAACCGCCTGAAGCTGAAGGCTCAGCGCCCATCTTATCCATAAACTGGCTAGTTGTTTCTGGAGCAGGTGGCTGCACTACATTGCCTTGAGTCATGCCGCCGATCTGCTGCTGCATTTGACCAACAGGTGGCTGAAACATAGCGTTAACAGATGACTGTGGGGTTGGTTGCATTACAGGTGAGAACTGCTGACCTACACCGCCTGCTTGATTCATGCGCTGAAGCTCTAATGGGCTTGATTCGCGTAACTGAGGCATAGGCGCAGGTGGAACTGAGCCTGCCATACCTACAGGTGGTTGTTGGCCATACATCGCCATACGACGACGCATCTCTTCTTCGTAGCGTGGATCGTAGTTACCAATAGGCATTAGAGTGCCCCTTTAAGCTCTGGATGTGCGTAGTTAACGACCAGATAACCATCTGTATCAGTCTTAACCGCCTCAGGGAATACCTTAGCGACTTCTTGAGCGATAACGCCGTAAGCAGGCTGCCATTTAGCTTTAACCTTTTCGCCAAGCTCATTCCAATCCCAAGAGTAAACATTTAAGCCGTTAGCCAGTGTCTTAACAATCTTGATATTAGTCTTGAAGCGCTTGTCTGATGCGCCCGCCAAGTAACCACCACCAACGGTAGCTGCTAGGGTTAAGTAATCCATCAAGCCCGGCTGCTTAGAAGTAGTCTGAGTCTGTGGTACAGGGGTAGCGCCCAATGCCTGAGATACATATCCAAGAGTTGTAAGAGGCTGACCTGTGTAGCCTGCAAACTGACCTTTAGCTGCATCGATAAGCGCTTGATTGATAGCTTGCTGTTGAGCGCCTTGCTGAGCAAGATTTTGCTGAATAGATTGGCCGTAACCAAACGATTGCTGACCAAGATTGCCTAACTGCTGAGCTTGACTCATGCGATTCTGGATATCTTGCTGAGCCATCTGTTGAGCGTTCAGGAAGCCTTGAGAGCGTAGCTGAGCTGATTGCTGACCTAGCATTGATGCAACACCACGGCCCATTTCACCCATCGCTACGCCGTGACGTGAACCGCCAAATGCGCCTGCACGAGTGGCTTCAGTGCCAAGTTGGTTTAAGCCAATCTGAGCGTTACGCAATACATCTTGTGCTGATGCGTCAATAACTTGTTGGGTATACGGGTTCTGATAAGCACCTAAGTTAGTGCCTGCAATCGTACCTGCGCCTGCAGTACCTGCTAAAGCGCCTTGTTGGGCCATAGAGGCCTGTTGCATTGGATTTGTAGGTACACCGCCTGCTGCGCCTGCCATGATCTACTCCTTAACTAAATAGTGAGTCGTATACAGAAGCTGAACCGGGATCACGGCGACGTGCTTCTGCTACAGCTTGTTCGTAAAGTGGTGATGATGAGTAGCCAGTTAAGCCGCCGATCGTTTGTTGTGCAGGCATGCCTGACGATGCAGTAAGCCCTGAATAGCCTGACGGCATCATATTAAATGCGTTAGCAGCATCGATATTCATCTGCTGAGCTGCTTGTTGCGTCGGAGTGAACCCGGCAACATCTACGCCGTAATATGGCATATAGCCAATCTGTTGAGTTTGCTCTGCACGCGCTAAATTGCGAGTTGCAGGCTCTTCGATCCACTTAGGGATCTCAGTCTTTTGAGTTTGGCTTCCGCCTTTGCCGCCACCGCCGCCCATGTCAAAATTCCTTCATCAAGGTAACAAATTGCTCTTTCCAACCACGATCGCGATGAACTCGTGCCCAACCTTTGCGCCCTGCAAGGGTCATGGCGTCACAGCCGTTCATCTTGGCAAACTGAATAGCAGACTCTTCAAAGTCGAGAATCTGATCCATGTCGCCGCCGGCCAAAAAGACATGTAAAATCTTCCTACTAGGATACACTGTTATTTCGGTTACTGCACACCCTGAATCACCTGACCAGAGCTGCATATGACCGCTTAAAACACCATCCACAATATCTTTGTATTCGTGAGTACCACCTGAGTACGCCAAAGCTGATTCGATCCAGAATCTGCATCTAACAAGCTCTTCAGCTATTTTACTCTGATCGTGTGCTAACTCACTCATATTTTGACCTCTATACGCTCTTGACCATTAACGTGATTGATGGGACGGCCGGACAAAACGTCTCAGCCGCATATGTTTTTAATGCCGTATCGGTACTATCTACAGCCCAATACGCCTCAAGGTAATCACCTGCACTAACCTCAAATATAGCAGCACGGGCGATGGTTTTGGCCTCGTCGTTATCGTGCATGGTGATACGCATGGTAGAACCAGTCACATCTGTGCCATTGATCCTTGGCCAGAACCAGAAGGTTTTAGCGTTAGCAGACTGTGAATTTAGCTGCGCCGTGAAGTGGATGTAGTATTTACCACTATTAGTGAAGTTGATGCGGCTAGTCACCGTGTCATCAATAGCAACGCCGTTTGAGTACACTTCAGTACCCCAAGTTAACGCGTATGCTGTTTCAGTAGCTGCCGCTGTGTGGTCGTTGTAATCAACAAAAGCGCCATAACCATAACCCTGATCAGGCTCATTTGCGCCATAACCTAGCGGCACCCACTCACCATCAATGGACACGACAGGATGATCAATAGCAGGATCCCATAGCAATACGCCATCTTCAGATGCTCGTGCGTCATTGATCTTATAATTAAGTTTATCGCGAACACGTTGCAAGTAAGCGTTTAGTTTTTCGCCCCATTGCTGAACAGTGCCAAATGGTGGTGGTGGCAGCTCACTCAACGTCTACCACCTGATTCAGCATTGATTCGCATCGTACCAACACGCCAATCTTCGATTGAATTACCTTCTATGCGTAAACGAACCTGACGACCTGTAAACCTAACCGATGTTGGTATACCTGTTAAATCGTAATAAGTGCTATCTGTGGGGTAAGTGCGTTCAGTGTCGTTAGGGTAGAACCTAGTCTTAAACTGAACTTTTACTTCACCCGCCGTGCCTTCATCGCCTATCAGTTGATTTACCTTCATCACCTGATCGCCACTACCTAAAGTGATTGCGCTTGTTTCTGCATACGGTGTCAGTGATCCATGAGCTACGCCGTGCAACTCATGCTCATACGCTGCGCCAGTTTCATCAACCCATATAGGCTCTGCGAATACGCCCTGATCTGTACCACAAGTACGGTTTAATCGACCAACGTGCCAATGATTTTCTTGGTAGTCGTAAACAACATAAGAATCACATTCAGTTGAACCTGAGCTTGGATAGAACCACCAAACTTCGCCGTATTCACTGTTTTGGAAACCATAAGTCTTAGTGATTTGGTTATGGTTCATATCTTCAAAGACGTAATCTTGCACGTCACAAGGCATCTGCTTGGCAACTGAACCGTCAAACATAAAGAATGCTTCTTTACCTAACCAGAATGCACCAAAGCCAGTAGATACAACCGCATGACGAGAAGCTGCTCCGCAAGCGTTACCTACGTTTTGGAAGCCGTAAACATAAGGCGCTCCCTGATAAGTTGCTAGATGTGCGTCAGTTGTTGTAACGATCAATGTGCCGCCACGAACACGAACACCTTGCATGATCTCGCCGTTAGTCACTAATTCAATATCACCTGCTTCATTAGTCGCAGTTGGTGTCCATGTTGCTGTGTCTTCGCGGTCACACCATTGAATCTTTCGTGGATTAGCCCCGGCTTGTAAGCCAAATACAAAACGCTCTGCGGTAACAACTAAACCTTTACAACCAGTTGGTGAACCAGTCATTTGTGTGAAGTCGTTAGCGGTGTTTAAATCCCATTCATAAAGCTGACCATCAGATGTCAGACAGCCGACAAGATATTCGCCGTAGTTATCTAGCGACCATGAGTCAGCTTCTTGGAATACGCCAGATGATCTTTGCGGTCTACCGTATAAAGATCCACCATAAGAATAGAAGCCGCCGCCATATGCGGTATTAATCTGTGCTGATTCTTGGCCTGTGGTTAATCCAGATGGCGTGATATCAGTGACATCGCCTGTTGAGTTAACAACGATGATTTCTTGGCATGTACCGATTGCATAACGTGATGATGCGCCGTTATCAATCCACGAGTGCATACCACGAGGTACGCTAGTAATACTCGCAGATAAGTCTTGGCGCTCTTGCCAACCACCAATAGGTCGCAATGAGCCTTGCTGCCAACGAACTAAATTCGTATCGCGCCAACGCCCTTGACCTTCAAAATCAGTACCTACTCGATAAACTCCGGCAGGTATTTTCAGTGGTATCAAGGCCATGAGGCATCACCTAATTAAGCAACAGTAGGGTCGATTATAACCCAACCTTGAGCATTGTCAGCTTGGTATGTATCTTCATCCCAGATGTAATACTTGCCTGCTTCACGGTCTGCATCACTTAACTCAGGCTGAGCAATCGGTGCTTCCCACCAACAGGTATCTTCAACCAGATTCCAAGAAGCGAATGGACGTGGTGGAATGAACGCATCACGGTCACCGTCATACTTGAAGCCAATACCTGCATAGTTTTTACGCAGTGCTGTACCGCCATCTTCTTCGCCTGTTTCAGGGTCGTAGTGCTTACCACCACGAGTGTTGTATGAGGTTTGCACCCATGAATCAGCATCAGCCAAACCATCGATGAAGTCTTGTTCGGCAACGATTACTTGAGTAACGATGCCTTGTGCGTTAACGCGAGCAAAATGTGCCATGTTTACTTGTCCTTATGAAGTGTAAGAGCCAGAAGAAGTGAACGTTAAAATTGTATCACTTCCATCTGTTGTAACTGTGGGTGAGCCTGTGGTTGTGCC